TTGTGGGAGCGGAAGACGTTTTGCGGGGGGGCGGGAGAGGATGGCGGGGTCGCGGGGATCGTGGGGTGTGGCGCAACCTGAGAAGGCGAGCACTGCGATGAGGCAACCAAGCCGGAGAGGTGCCCACGGAACACACGGAAGACACGGAAGCCGGAAAGATTGGGGGGGAAGTTTCATGCGGCGAAGCCTTCGGTGATCGAGGCGCGCTCGCCATCGGTGAGGGTGATGAGCTCGCCATCGGCCGGCTCGAAAAAATGGATCTGCCCGTCGTGATCGGCGAACCATAGGGCGGCGTGCCGGCCGACGCGGCGAGAGTTGCGGGCGGTATAGTCGATCGAGCCGAGGGCGGTGCCGGTGCGGGTGCGGCCGGTGGCGAGGGCATCGACGGCGCAGCAGTCGATGACGTAGGCGGTGAAGCTGAGCGCGTGGTTGTCGCAGTCGTAGATCTCGGGGCGCCAGAGCGGGCGCTTTTCCGTTTTGCCGCCGCCGATCTGCACGACGTGCGTGAGCCGCTCAGGGAGCGAGGCGACCCAGTAGCCCCACGCCTCGCGGACCCATGCGGGAGAGAGCCCATCGTAGCTCGCGTCTTTCCATCGCCAAACGTGCGCGGGGGCGCCGATGGCGTAGAGCGCGAGGGCGAGCTGTTGGGTGGTGAGCACGAGGCGGCCGGAGGGTTTTGGGTTTTACGGCGCGGGCGCGGGAGCCGGGGCCGGTGCGAACTTGGCGGCTTGGTCGGCGGTGAAGGCGGCTTTCACGGCGCCACTCAGGCCGGAGAATTGGGCGGGCGAGAGCGTGAGGGTGAAGGCGGCGCTGGTCGAAAGCTCGCGGGAAATCTCAGTGCCTTCGGCGTCGGTCTTTACGATAAGGGGGAAGACGGTGAGAGTGAGCGAGCCATCGTCGGCGGGGTCGCCTTGCACGCGGCCAACGTAGTGCGTAATCGTGTTGCCGGCCTTGGTGACGGTGGAGAGGACGGTGCGAGTCGGAGCCGGTTCCGCCGCAAAAGCGACGGAGGCGAGGGCGAGGGCGAGGAGTGCGAGGATGTGTTTTTTCATGTGCTTACGAGGAGACGGCTTTGATAACGGAGAAGTTGATCACGGGCGCTTCGGAGGTCGTGCCGCCCGTAGTGGCAAAGGAGATACGGAAGGAGCCCGCGCCCACGGCGGTGACGTGCACCATGTAAAGGTCCGTCCCGCTGCGCTGGTTGACGATGATCGTGTCCGTCGCGGCCACGGCGGAATTGGTGACGGTGAAGCTCTGCCAAGTTGCTGAGCCTGCGGCGGTGAAAAGCGTGATTGCGCCGGAGACGGTGTTGAGCGTGACGCCAGTGGTGCGCGAGGTGCCTTGCGTGACTGCGCCGCCCGCGCCGGTCGCGTAGCCGATGCCGCCCGTTGCGGAGGTGGAGCGAACAGAGTTTAAGAACGTCGCCGCGCCGGTGCCAGCCGCCAAGGAAAACGGCGTGATGTTTAGCGACGCGTCGGAACTTACGAGTTGCACGGAGAAGGCTCCTGTCGTTGCCGCGTTGGCTCCGAAAGAATAGACGTTGGCGCCGCCACCAGCAAAACCAATGCCGCCCGCGCTTGTCATGTTGGCAGTAATCGCGCCGGTGCTCATGAAAGGGCGTGCTGCGGTAACTTGCTGCCCGAAATACGCCGCCCCCGCATTACCAAACCCGCCCGCGTTGACCAAGGAGCCGGTCGTCGTGGATGTGCTGGCGGTGGTAAGCGGGATGCTGACGGCGGTGCTCGAAAAGGTCGCGGCATGAATTGCGTTGACGGCTATTTGGACGGGGGCGGAAGTGGCGGACGCAAGCACAGTTGCGTATGCGGTAGCTCCTCCGAAAAAGTTACCGCCTGTGCTTGTTTCTACGCCAAACTGCACCCGCCCGCCTGTGTTGGCTATGTCGAGATACTGGAGCGCGGTTGAGGCTCCGGTGCGTGAGAACAGAAGCCCGCTCGAGGCCGAGTTGATTTGCCCGCCGAACCAAGCCGCCCCCGCACAACCGAACCCACCCGCGTTGACCAAGCTGCCGGTCGTGGTGGACGTGCTGGCGGTGGTGCCGTTGACCGTTGTGATCGTGGCAGAGTTACCGATTGAAACTGCACCACCTGCTGAAGTATTTAGGCCAAGAGTTTGCCCGGCGTTAAATGCGTTATTATATGCCTGTATGAAAGGTTGGTTGGAGCCACTTGTTCCAATAGAAATGTTGTTCGTCTGCCCGGCGCCATAGAATACACCGCCAATGGTGCCGGTGCCCGTAGCCGTAATTGCGCCGCTGAAGTTTCCTGTGCCGCCCGCGTGAATGTTGCCCGCAAAACCCGCGCCGCCTGACACGATCAACGCACCGGTCGTCGTGGATGTGCTGGCGGTGGTGCCAAACACCTTGAGCCCGCCCGAGCCGGAAATGTCGGTCGTGCCGCCGATGAGGACGTTGCCGCTCGCCGCCATCGGTTGCAGCACAAGGGGAGAGTAATTACTGCCCACGATACCCGCGTACAGAAACCCGAAATTGTTGGTGGTATCGTAGCCCATCACCGTCGCCTTGTTCGTGTTCGTAAAACCAACTGCGGCGACTTGTCCGACAAGCGAAGACGTAGGTACCAAATCGCGCTGCGAACTGAGAAGAGACCGCGCAATTACAAAACCCGAACCGTGTGGAGTGAGTAAAATGTTTTGGTTGGAGTCTAAAGTTGCGAGGGTCAGATTGGACGCGGATGGCGAGGTGACGGAGTTGACCGAGGTGAGCGCGGTGGGGAGGGAGAGCGTGGGGTTGCCGCTCACGCCGTCGCCGTTGACGACGGTGATCTGGCCCGCCGTGCCGGTCAGGGTGCGGGCGGCGGCGGTCGAGGAGGACGTGCGGGCGATGAGGCCGTTGGACGAGAGGCCGGAGATGGCCGCAAGCTCGGCGTTGTAGGCCTGGACATCGGTGCCGATCACGAGCGCGGCGGAGGTGCGGAGCGCGGCGGCGTCGGCGAGGGTGAGCAGGCTGCGGCCGTAGCTCGCCGTGGTGAGCGCGGCGATGGCGGTGAGGTCGGCGTCGAGCGGCTGGTAGGCGGCGGCGGCGGCGGTCGTGGTGAGGAGGCTGTTGCCACTGGCGAAGAGCGACGGGATGACCGGGGCCGTGATGGCGCCGGTGGTTTTGTTGACCGTGAGCGCGGTGGCGGTGGGCGTGGGCGTGGGCTGCGCGGAGAGGTGGCCCACGGAACACACGGAACACACGGAAAAGAAAAAGAGACGGCGAAGTTTCATCGGGCAGGGGCGTGGGAAAAGTTATGGCAGGACAAAGGCATCGGCGTCGTCGGCGAGGGCGATGGAGCCGGAGTTTTCGAGGACTTGTTTGAACTTGGAGAGCGAGCTGACCCAGAGGCAGGGCGCGCCTTCCTTCCACACGCCGAGGAGTTCCCATAGGCGGAGGGTGGCGTTGTCGGCGAGGATCTTCCAGGGGGCGCTCTCGGTCTCGGCGCCGGTGTTGGCCCGGAGGCGGAAGTCGGCCATGATGCCGCCGCTGAAGTAAACGCGCACCACGGCGCCGTTGGCGAGGAAGGCGAGGGTCGCGGTGGGGAGGCCGTCGAGCTTGACGCTCGTGCCGCCGGTGAGGCCGGTGAGATCGTAGCGGTTGATGATGTAGTTGGCCATGTCGGGCGTGGTGGGAGTGAGCGTGCCGGAGGAAGCGTCGAGGCGCAGGATGTTGCCGCCGTCGCAAACTTGGGATTCGAGGGAGGCGAGGTCGGTGGTGAATTCGCCGCGGAGGAGATCGGGGATGGCCACGGAGCCACCGGCGAGGGTGGCGGCGACCTTGTAGTAATAATTCCCATACGACCGCAGGGCGGCAGACTGGGCGGCGGTGAGGGTGACGCTCACGAGGCCGGCAAGGGCATCGACGACGGTGAGGCCGGCGGTGAGGTTGAGCGTGAGCGCGGCGGAGGAGTCGGGGAGCGTGGGGCTATCGCGCAGGGTAAAGGCGATGGCACTGGCGCCCGTGAGATCGAGGGCGGCACCGTCGCGGGTGATCGCCATGCGCCAAGAGGCGGATGCGCCCCAGGGCGCGTAGAGAATTGGGCCGAGACCGCTCATGGCTGCGGCCCCGTGTCAAAATTAGCCGCCCGGGGCGATCTTGACCGATTGCAGATCGACGATGAGCGCGGCGACGCGCCCGGCCAGTTGCGACGTGGTCACGGTGGCCACGTTGAAGTTGCTGCGGTCAAGGGTGCCGGTGGGCGTGCCCCAGCCGGTGCGGAACTGGATCGGCAGCGGGAGCGTGAGCTCGCCCTCGCCGACGATCCTCGTGGCGTTGATCTTGCCGCCGATATTGGCTGAAGGTGTGACGAGCTGCAATTGCAACGAAGCCAGAGCATTGAGCAACTCAAAGGCAGCGCGGACCCGATCGGGATCGGAAAAAAGATCGGCGAGGTCTTGGGGGATTTCTACGAGCTTGGGCATGATCAGAGGGTGGCCATGTCGATCTCGACGGTGGCTTGGGTGTAGATCGCGCCGCTGCGCCATTTGTCGAGTTCGCCGGCGCTGTAAGCCTGATACCCGGAGAGGGTGGAAAGCGCGGCAGTGAGAAACGAGATGTCGTTTTGGAGGATGGTGGGGATGGGAATATCGCCGGGCGTGGCGATGCCGGGCGTGACGCCGGGCAGATAGAAGTTTTGGGTGTTTTTAGTGCGCACCCGCTGGATGCCGGGCGTGTAGTCGCGGAGGTATTGGCCGAGGGAAATGCCGGCGCTGGGATTTACAAAAAAAGCAATCGTATTGGCGTCTACCACGCTCCACATCGTAGACGGAGCAAGCAAAGCGTGATTAGAGTTAGTGCTGATTATGACCGAAAGCGGATTGGCGGCGTTAAAGCCGTGGGCGGTGACGATTGCGCGCAACGCCACCGAGCAAACTTGCAGCGTTGGACTCTGAATACTGGTAAACGCGGTAGAAGCTCCTGCCGGCGTGAGACTGCCGGCGTCCATCGTGACCCGGAAAGACGTAGAACCGGCCGTGATAGTAAGCGCAACTTGCGGCGTCGCCGGTGCCGCCACCAAAAGATTATTGGAGGCGCTAAACGTGAGGCCATCGGTGATGACAGTGGCCAAGCCATTGATCGCGGTATTTATGGTCGCATTGGCGGCATTGTGCGCGAGGGCGGCGGTGGTGCTGCCGCGGTAAGTGAGCGTAAATGTGCCGCCGGTCGGGCCTGTGCGCACGTGCGTGGTTGGGAGTCGGGAATAGACTTTATTAGCCACCCACGTGCCGCCGAGGTAGGGGAAAGCGAGGCCGACATCGAGGCCGGGATATTCCAGCGCCACGTAATCGATCGAGGTCTGCCCAGTGATGCCGACGGCCGAGGGGAGGGGCTTGGTGACCTCGCGGGAGCTATACGTGATCTGCGTGGTGGGGACCGTGCTGTACGTGCGGCGGAAGGTGGCGATGCGGCCTTGCTCGATCTCGGGCTTGGTTTCTTCGAGCAGGTAGGCGGCGGCGTTTTCGGGATCGACGGTGCCGGCGGCCGTGGGCGTGAAGCGGCCGATGTCCACGGCGTAGGTGCTCTCGTAGACGTAGGTGGCCACATCGCCGTTCATTCGAAACGGATACTCGCGCGGGCGCTGCGCGATGCGGCGGGGCGTGCCCCAGTAGTGGTCTTGGTAGGTGGATTGAGGCATGGCGCGGAATAGTTGAGGAGTGACGCAGATCAGCGGCGACCCGTGCCGAAGAGGCGGCGGATGTTGTCGGAAATCTCGCCGATGTTTTTGGCCTGGTCTTTTTGGCGCTGCTCATCCTCGGGCGTGATGTAGCGGCGGAAGCGGTCTTCCTCGAAGGCGCTGCGATCATTGAACGCCTCTTCGCCGCGGGCGGCGTAGGCCGAGCGGAAGCGCTGGCGGTCGGAGATCTCGCGCTGGATCTGGGCGACGCGGTTTTCGATGAAGGCGGCGCCGTTGTCGGACCCGATGAATTGCGGCGTAGTGCGGCGGGCAGCGGAAAGGGTCTGCTGGGTCGTGGTAAGAAGTTCGGCAAGCTGGCGGTCGGAAAGGGCCTGCGTGTCGGTGCCATCGGAGGCGTTGTAAGTAAGGGTGATCTGCTTCTCCTTCTCGGCGGTGATTTCTTTCTCGGTCTTTAGTTTTTTCTCCGCCTGCTTTACCCCGACCTCATCCAGATTTTTTGTGACCTCGAGCAATTCGTTGCGGGTTTCGATCTCGTCGGTCGTTGAAATGTTTCGGTCGAGGAGCTTGGTTTCGAGTTCGAGCTTTCGGCGGGTGAGCACTTCGGACTGCTCCTCCAGCGGTTTTTTGCTGAGCGCGTAGTCGAGCTGCTTTTGTTTTACCGCGCCGAGCTTGTTGTAGTCCTTGATGGATTGGTCGAGGGCTTTCTCGTCGGCTTCGGCGGCTTTCTTGGCTTCGGCGGCGGCTTCTTTATCGACGGCGAGGCGGGCCTTGCCGGTGGCCAGATGCGCCTCGGAGATCTGCAATTCAAGACGGCGGCGCTCGACGGCGTCGCCGCTGAAATTCGCCTCCTTCACGATCAGGTCGAGGTAAGCTTGGTAGTTTTTATTGTACGTCTCCTGCGCGGTGATGCCTTGCAGGCTGAGATCCTGCTCCTGCTTTTTAAGGTTGATCAGGGCGTTGGTGATTTTTTCAAACTCCGCGCCGTTCTTCTTTTTGGCTTCGGCGAGGGAGCGCTCGGCGGCCTCGGCGGCGGCGCTGCTGGCCGCGAGGGCGTCTTGATCCTTGGCCCACTGCGACCAGCCGAAGCGGGCGATGTTGATCGCCTCGCCGATCGCCTCGCCCAGCCGGTTAAACGTGCCGAGGACCAGCGTGCCGGCTTTGAGCGAGAGATCCTTGGCCTGGTCGATCGCATCGCCAAAGCGTTTCACGGCGGCGGTGTTTTCGTCGAGCTTGCCCTTGGATTGCTGCGCGTAGTCGATGACTTGGGAAAAAAAGCCGAAGACGGCGGTGGCCACGCCGCCGGCGGCGAGCACGTCCTTGAAACCCTTGAAACTCTTTTTGATGTCGTCGGCCGCTTCTTTCGACGCCTTGGCGCTGGTCTTGAAATCGGTGATGTCGAGGCCGAGGGAGTAGAGAAGATCGGAGCTCATGAGGAAAGGAGGGAGTCGGACGGGGCGAACAGGGCCAGCTCGCCATCCTCGGTATGGATGAGGCGGGCGCGGAGCAGCTGGTTGACGAGGGCGACGGGGAGATCGAGCACGGTGGCGGGTGCGAGCTGGTAGCGGGCGGCGAAGGCCTCGACCAACTCATCGGCAAAACAGTGCTGCGGGGCGAGGTGGCTGCGGCGGGCGGGCGTGGCGGAATCTTCGGCACACGGCGCGCCGGGCTCGTCTTGGCCGGCGGCCATAAGCCACGTGGTGATGGCGCGATCGGCGGCGAAGAGATCGCAGCGGCGCACGGCTTGGGCGAGGGCGCGGCGCTCGAGGGCGGAGCGGAGCCGGGCGAGCCAGCCACCCCGCGCCGGCTGGTTGGGATAGGTGCCATCGGGGCGGCGGAAGTGCGGGCTGAGGCGCCAGAGGAACTGGATGACATCGCCGAGCAGCGGCGCGCGGCCGGTGAAGAAGGCGTTGCCGGCGAGGTGCAGCTCCAGGCGGTGGCGCTCGGTGAGCGGCACCAGAGAGATGCGGGCCACGAGGCCGGGGCGATGCAGCAGCGGGAGCGTGATCGGCTCGGCGAGGCCGAGGTGGGTGAGCAGGCGACGGCGTTGCTCGGCGCGGCGGGCGGCTTTGAACTCGGGCGTAGGCGACATTTTTTTTGCTTAAACCAAAACGCCCCGAAGCGGTGAGGCGACGGGGCGTTAATGCAGAAGGCCGCGACGCGGGCCGACGCTGGTTTTTGTTTTTGAAATTACGTGATCGTGAGACCCATGCGGCCAAAGCCGACGCGGGTTTCTTGGCCGGCGAGCGTCTCGGTGCAGATGATGTCGACGACCCACGCGCCGGCGACGGCGGTGCCGGAGAGGGCGCCGGTGCCGGCATTGATCGAGAGCCAGCCGGGGAGCGCGGCGGAATCGGGCGCGGCGGCCATGGTGTAGGCGAGCGTGCTGCCGGAGCGGGTGTTGACGACGGTGGGCGCGGCGACGATGGCGCCGGTGAGGACGCCGGCGGCCTGCGTGAGATTGGTGCGTTGGCCGAATTCCAGCGAGAGGAGATTCGTGATGATCGGGTTGTAAGCGCGCTTAACAGCAAGCGAGCCTTTTACGATGTCGTTGCGGGCGCGGGCGCGGCCAAACTTGCCGGCGACGTAGAACTCGTCGCCCGAGCCGATGCGGAAGCGGATGATGTGGCCGGGGCGGGCGATGGCGGCATTGGCCAGATCGCACTGGATGGAGATCGCGCCTTTCTCAAAGCCCTCGCGGGTATCGGAGCCGAGGGGAGAGCCATCGGCATCGGCGAATTCCTTCTCCATGGCCTCGCGGTCGATGGTGTCGGAAATGTAGCCGTAGGTCGCGGAGTTGTTCAGGCAGAAGACTTCGGGGTTGAGGACCGCACTGCGGCCGTCCGTGAAAAATGGGTCCGTTTGCATGTTGCCAGCGGGTGCGTGTCAAATCGCGGCGGCACGGCGGGGAGGATTGCCCACGGAATACACGGAAGACACGGAAGCCGGAGAAGAAGAGCCCGCGAATCACGCGAAGGGGCGCGAATTGGTTTGAGCGCAGGGCGCACGGGTGCAAAGGGTGGCGCCATGAAAAATTTTGCGACCTTGTTTTTTGCGGTGTTGCTGGCGGGCGGGATTCTTTTCGGCGTGCAAATCTATCGCGAAAAGAAGGCCAAGGATAATGCCGCGGCCCTAGCGCAAAAAATGGTTCAGGCGCAGATCGATCGAAACATTGAGCGCAAAAAAAAGGCCGAAAAGGAGCTCGCTGAATTTGAAGAGAAAATAGCGCGCGACGACAGACCAGCGAAGCGGTAAGTGATCAGGCGACCGTCGGCCAAGCGGTTGAGCGGATCTCAAATTTCACGCGCCAGCGGACGCGGGCGGTGTTGACCTCGCGGGCTTCCTCGGGGCGCTCGTCGGGCTCGATCGGGAGCAGCTCCTGCACGTCGATGTTGGGCAGAAGCGCCGGCGTGAAGGGCTCCAGGTGCTCCATGAAGAGGGTGTGCGCCGTGGTGCTGAGGCGGTCGAGCTCGCGCACGTGGTCTTCGGTGAGGTAGGCGGTGCCGGTCTTCTGCTCGGTCTCGTAGGGCACGGTGAAGAGGACGACGAGCGTGCCGGTAAATTGGGAATATTCCTCGTAGCGCCCGCCGCCGAGGGCGAGGCGGGTTTTGCGGCCCGTGGCGGCGCCGCGCTGGAAATCGACGGCGGAGAAATTGCGCGGCTGCTGCTGGTCGCCCTCGCCCGGCCCGAGCGCGGTGATGCCGCCGGCATCGAGGATCTGGCGCGCGGCCTTCACAAACTGCGTGCGAAAATCGAAGAGCGCGGCATAGGCGGCGCGGCGGGTGGGGGTGAGGATGTAGGTGCTCATAAAATACTCAGGCTGAGTCGTCGCCGCCCATCATGCCGGCGGGGACGAGGGCGGACCAGTTGCGGGTGGCGATGGCGTTTTCCTCGGCTTTTTTGAAGACTATGTAGTCGATCTCCCGCTCCATGGCGGCTTTTTGATATTGCAGGGCAAACATGATGCGCTTGGAGAGTGCGCCGCGCACGGCGGCCGGGACGCCGGTGGCAAAGTTCTCGGCGGTGACGTGCATCCGCGCGGTAAAGAAATCGAGAGTCACACGGCCGGCGCCGCCACCGTGGCGGCTGATCCACTGCTGCACCGGGACATCGAGCGCAGCCGCGGCGGCTTGCCAGCCGGAGGCGAGCACGCCGACGCGGGAGTTTTTGGCGGCGATGATGGCCTTGACCTTGCGGACATCGACGAACGCCTTGGCTCCGCGGTTGAGGCGGAGGCCGATATCGCCGCCGCGGGCGACGATGCGAGAGCGGAGGGTGGCGGCGACATCGGGGAAGCGTTCTTTGGTGGGGACGTAGACGGGCTTGCCGATCTTGCGGCCGAAGACGGTCGTGATCTTCCGCCGGCCCTTGAGTTTCACGGGGGCGAGGACGCTATCGATCTGTTTCTCGATCTTGCGCCGGCCTTGGCGGTAGGCGGCGGCGCCGGTGGTCTCGGCCGAGGCGGGCGGGGTGATCGAGATGACGCGGCGGGTGACGCCCTTGGCGGCGCGCTTGATCGTGGAGGCCAAGGTGCGACCCATCACCTCGGCGTAACGCTCGAGCGTGGGTGTGATCCGATCCTGCACGAGTGACAACGAGCCTTCCATGGCGGGTTTTTTAGGTGTCCAGGCGGAAGCAGGTGGCGACGTGCTCGAAGCCGGCGGCGGAGCGGACGAGTTGGAAGCACCGCCAGCGGGTGCCGACCTCGTCGGCTTGCTCGGCGCTGGCGATGGTCCACTCGGCGCCGATGCTGGGGACGAAGTTGCCGGTGGCCTTAAAGTTAAACGTGGCGAGCGTGCGCTCGACGTAGCCGGTGCCCATCTCGGCGGGGGTGCGGGTGGGCTTGCTGCCGCTCTTGGCGACGGCGACCGCGATCCCGCCGGCGACCGTGACGGTGCAGGGCCAGATGTGGGCGCGCACCCGGGCGGCGATTGAGGCGAAGCGGTTGACGGCGGCGGCGTTCATAGATCAGGCGGCCATCGCGGTCTGCGTGGCGAGGGCGCGGGCCATCGCGGGGCTCGGGCGCAGGGCGTAGACGATCGTGGTGCGGTCGACGCCGTAGCTTTTGGCGATGAGGTAGGGCTTGTCGCCGCGGCGGGCGCGCTCATGGATCGCCAGCAGATCGGCATCGCTGAGATGGGTGCGGGCTTGGCGCTTGCTCTGCGTGCCGCGGCCAAACTCGCCGCCGAAGCCGCCGTTGAAATGCGTGACCGATTGGCCGCGCGACTTGAGGAAAAAGGCGAAGCCGCGCTCGACATCGCCCCGGCCGATGAAGCGGCCTTGGCCATCGACGCCGGGGGCTTGGGCTTTGCGATACGCGAGATACCGGGAATGGCTGGGCGCGGGCGTGGGCTCGGCGATGCGGGTGAACACATCGGCCCGGCGGGGGCGGGCGACGTTGAGCGAGGCGTGGGGAGCGGGAGCGGACAAGTTGGATTTCATCGGAGGGGCGGCGGAGTCAAAACGGAGGGGCCCACGGATGACGCGGAGGGGCGCAGAGGCCGGAGCCGGAATTGCCCACGGAACACACGGAACACACGGAAGGGGGAAAAAGAAAACCCCGCACCGGGAGCGACTCCGGTGCGGGGGTTGAACTCCCTGCAAGTGTACGGCAAAACAAGCCGGGCTTTCCGGCAGGGCTCGGAAATCTTTTCAGTCGGGCGATTAGCCTTGGAGGATCGCCATGTGCTCGGGCTTGATGACCTTGTAGCCCCACGCGAGGCCGATTTCGAAGACCGTCATCCGGTAGCCGGGATACACGGCGAGCTCGAAGCTGAGGCCGGAAACCGGATCGGTGATGACTTCGCGCATCTCGGCGAGATCCTTGTTGACCGGCGCGGCGGGCAGGCGGGTCGCGAGGACGAGGGCGTTGCGGCTGAGGGCGATGTTGCGGGCCGAGGTGGCCTGCACCGTGATGGCGCGGGTGGCGACACCCTGGGCGACGCGCAGGCCGGGAGCGGCCAGCGTGATCGTATCACCCGAGGCCGGATTGGCGCCGGCGAAGGCGACCGAGGCGACCACGTAGCGGTTGGTATCGTTGGCGAAGCTGATGATGTCGCCGGCGGCGACGACGCCCGTGCCGGCCGTGGCCAGCGGGATGACGGTCTGGCCGACCGTGAAGGCGGCGCTCGTGGAGGTGGCGGAGGCCATCGCGCCCGCGGTCGGGGTGATGACTTGGGCCGACTCGCGGAACTTGAAGCCGTTCACATCGAGGATCATGCCTTGACGGGTCATGTCGCCGTTGAGGCTGGTGTTGGCGTTGAGCGGGTTGTTGAGCAGCGTGCGGAGCGAGGCACCGGCAGAGGTGTTGACGATGATGCTGCGGTCGGAACCGGGAGCGCCGTTGTCGTCGAGGATCTTTTTGAGCTGGGCGGACTCGCCGAGGTTGGTGCCGAAGGGCGCGGTGCCGGCGGCGCCGATGGCGCGGGAAGCGCCGAGCGAGGCGGCGGTGGCGAGGTCGAGCTCGATCTCGTTGACGGCGGCGCGGAGGGCCTGCGCGATCTGGTCTTGCTGGATCGTGAGGTAGCCGGGGCCCTTGCTGGCCGAGAGCTGCTCCTCACCGGACCACGAGAACGGGAAGGCTTTCACCTTCGAGATCGTGATGGGCTGGTTGCCGATCGTCTGGTTGGTCTCGAGCGGGAACGCCATCGCGGGCGTGATGTTGCGGCTGGAGACGTTGACCGGAGTGACTTGGCTGCGGAGGGTCTGGTTGAGGGCGACTTGATCAACGCTGGAGTCGCGGAGGACAGAGGGGATGAAGCCGACGAGTTCGCGGCTGACGACGTCGAGCGCTTTGTAAGCGTCGGGGATGAGGTTGGTGAGTGTGACGGCCATGACGGGTGTGGTTTAGGATGAGGAGTGGTGAACTGAGCGGGTGGTGAAATTTTTTGGCGCTTAGACGATGCGGCCGCCGTTGACGGAGAATTTCATCTTCTCGTCGTTGCTGAGGGCGGAGAATTCGGTGGCGGAGAGGGTCTTTTCTGCGGCTGCATCGGGCGCGGTGACGGGCGGGAGCGCAGCGGTGGGGACGCCCATCGAGGCGACTTGGTCGATGGCGGCGGCGTTGATCTTCTCGGCGAGGATCGTGTGGAGCGCGGCGGAATCTTTGCCGGCGAGGTCGGCGAGTTGCAGGCCGAAGAAGGCGGAGAACGTCGAGAGCTGGGCGGCTTGCGCGGTGGCGAGCGTGGCGGCGGCGGAGAGTTGCAGGTCGCGGGCCGAGAGATCGGAGCGGAGCGCGGAGGCTTCGGCGCGGGCGGCGACCAATTCGGCGCCGGTGGTGGCACCCGTGCGGAGATTGGCGAGGAAGCCGCGGAGCGTAGGCGCGGCGGCGGCGGGGACGGGAGCCGGCGCGGCGGGAGCAACGGGGGCGGCGGTCTCGGGGGCGGTGGCAGGAGTGCTCATGGTTGCCAGCGGCGCGGTGTCAAAACGGCGCGGGGCGGAGGTGCCCACGGAACCAACGGAACACACGGAAAACTAATCGAGCAGGGCGAGGAGGCGGGCGTTGCGGGCGCGGACGGTGAGAGCGTAGGGGATCACACGAGCGCGGCCGGCGAGGCGCGGCGGGGCGGAGCGCAGCGCCCCGCGGCCGTAGCGCGGCGGGAGGAACCAGCGGAAGAAACGGGCGAAGCCGCCGCCTGGGCGCGGCGCAGAGAGCACCCGGCCGGTGCCGGAGAGCTGGGCGGGCGATTGGGTGAGCAGCCGGCGGAGCGTTTCGCCGCCGAGCGCACCCAGCCAATTGCCGAGCCACGTGCCGACCCAGTTGCCGAGCCAGTTCACGTGGGGTCGACGGTGACGGCGGTGCGGTTGCCCGAGCCGTCGAGCGTGGCGGTGAGCCGGGCCTTGGAATCGGCGAGATCGCGGAAGGTCGCGGTGGCGGTGCCGAAGCCGGAGGATTTGCCGGCGGCCAGCGCGGCGAGCAGGCGGACCAGCTGCTCGGCGGTGTAGCCGTGCTCGATGACTTCGGACCACACGGCGCGGGCGAGCGACTCGGGCGAGAGCTCGGTAAACGACGAGCTTTCGCCGGACATCGCGAGCAGGCCCTTGAGATCGGCGGTGCCGGAGACCGAGAGCACGCCAGAGCCGGCGACGGGCACGATCATACTCAGGCCGGCCGTGGGCGTGAGCGTCCAGGTCGCCTCGCCGCCGAGGCCGATCGTGAGGGAGAGCACGGCGTCGGCCGTGGTGAGGGTGAGCGTGGCCTCGCCGCTGAGGGCGATGACGAGGGAGAGACTGGCGCCGGACTCGGCGAGGGTGAGCGTGGCCGCGCCGCTGATGGGTGCGCCCGCGATGAGGGCGGCGGCGGCGGTGATCGCGGAATCGGCGGTGCTATTGCCGGCCGACATCGCCCCCCCGACGAGCGGCGCGAGGATGCACGCGCGGCTCTCAAACGACCCCTCGGGGATGCTCGCGGTCGGGGAAACGACGTCGTTGACGAAAAAAGAGAGCTGTCGCTGGGTGAGCTGTTGGCTTATGCCGAGGCCCGCATCGCCAGAAAAGCTGATACGAGAGAAGCCGCGCAGGCCGGAGAAATTGTTGGGCCAGAGCGCCACGGTTTTTAGCCCCAGACGGTCTCGGTGTGGCCGACGAACGTGGTGCTCGCGGCGACCGCGCCGCCCGCAACCAAGATGAAGCCGAGGCACGCGCCATCGGGGATGATCGGGAGCGAGGGCGTTTGGCTGAGGGTGTCTTTGTTGTGGTAAAGGCTGAGCACGCCGAGCGGGATCTCCATGATCGGGCGGGCGAGCACGAGCGCGCCGGTGCCGGTGTTGGCGGCGGAAAACGTAACCGTGGCGACGTTGCGCACGCCGTAGTCGCCGGAGGCGAGGGGAAGAAACGGGCCGTAGTTGTTGGCCGCGACGCCGCTGTGGGAAATGTGCGGGGTGATGGCGGAGGCCGTCATGGCGACGGTGACGGGGAGGGTGTTGCCCGTGTTGCCATCCTGGTCGGTGTAGCTGAGCGCGATATTTTGCGCGGTCGCGCCGGCGGTCGCGGTCTGGACCCAATAGAGCCGGGTGCCGACGCCGTTGGCGGCGCGGAGCGAGGGCGTGCCGGTGAGCGTCTGCGCCGTGGCACTATTGTTGGTGATACCGGGCCAGTAGCCCTCGATGTCCACGAGCAGGAGCGTCGAAGGGATGCCGGTGGCGGCGGTCGTGATCGCGCCGAGGTTGAGGAGGTGCTTGATGCTTGCGGCCACATCGCCGCCGTGGCGGATGCCAAAAATCTGCGTGCCGTTGCCGGTAGCCTCGTCGCACTCGCGGAAGGCCAGCGCGGTGCCGGCCCACGCATTGGCGACGGGGCTGCCGGCGAGCGAGGTGGTGTCGTAGGAGCGGCCGGCGACGTAGGCGGCGGCGCCGGTGATCTTGTTCCAGTCGGAGCGCCAGCGTTGACCAGAGCTAAGAGCGGAGACGATTGCGTTGATGGAGGTGAGGGCCATGTTTTTGGGTGTGTTGAGTGTTAGCCCCAGACAAAGGAGGCCGTGCCGAAGATAGAAACCGAGCGGGCGCCGCCATTGCGGAGCACAAAAAAGCCGAGGTGCGCGCCGTCGTAAATGCGCGGAAAATCAAAGGCGTTGTGCGTCGCAAAATTTTTGACCGAAAAGACGGTGTTTTGCACGCCAGTCGCGCCGCCTTGCCAATCGATGCGAGCGATGGGCTTGACGAGATAGATGCACCAAAACCCGCCGGCATCATTTATAAACGTGACGCTTGAAATGCTTTTCACGCCGCCGCCCTCGGTGGGCAGGTAGAGCATACCTTGGACCCCGGCTCCATTTGTCCGCATCGTGACGGCGGCGGTGCCGAGGCCGTCGTTGGTGGAATACACCGTGAGTGAGCGGGCCACATCTTCGGAATCGACGTAACTGACGACAATCGGGACGCCAAAGCCCGAAGCGGGGGCGACGTGGTTGACGAGCACGGCTCGCACGCCCACGCCGTCGCCGTAGCGGGGCAGAGTGGCGGAGTTGACCATGACTTGCTCGGCGGTGTTGCCGCCGTCGATGAGCGGGTAAATGCCGAGCAAATCGTAGAGCTCAAACGATTGGTTGAGCAGGTCGGGCGCGGTGACGCCGCAATACACCGAGAGCTCGGTGAGGTGACGAGTCTGCCCGGCGGCGATGGGTGGGAAAAAAATCGCCTCGTTGCGCGTGGCATCCATCGGGCGCAGCGTGAGGGCCTCGCCGATGCGCGCCTCGTAGGCGGGCTGCCCGGAGGTGTAGCTCCAATCGTGCCAGCGGCCATCGCCCGCCGCCCCTGGGTTCTTAAAGAACCTTTGGGTGTGGGCGCGACCCTCGGAGTAGGCGGCGGCGACGTCGGCTGTGGAGGTGATGGGCATCGGGAGCGGAACTTAATCGACCGTCGCCGCGAGGGTGCCGGGATTGAAAAGCGGCGTGATGCCCGCGCTGATGGAGCGGGTGGCATCGAGCGCGCCGGAGACGATGATCTGAGCCGCGCCCGAAGACGCGACGCCGATGGAGAAGTGCGTGGCGGTGGCGCTGCCGGCGGTGCACTCGCCGAATTGCACGGTGGCGACGTTGGAGATCGTGGAGACCGAGCGCGACCAACCGGAGCCGGAGCGGGCCACGGCGACGCGGGCGTAGCCGGTGTAGGCGACCTCGTTCGTCGCTTGCGTGCCGGCCTCGCCGGGATCGGCGGTGTGCAGGGCCACGTGGAAGCTGCCGGCCGCGGCGCTGTTTTGCAGGCCGCCGGCGTCGCCGATGTTGGCCCAGTCGGTGTTGAGGAAAAGGAGATCGAGGAGAGCGGCCTCGGCCGCGTTGGACATGCTCATGGTGGTGTGGTTGTTTTTTTAGAGAGGAAGCGTGAGGGTGAGGGCATCGAGGGCGACTTGGGCGCCCGCGGTAAAGGTGAGGGAGTCGAATTCAATCTCGCCGCCGTCGCCACCGGCAGTGATCGCGCCGTCGTAAATCGCGTCGCCGCCGGAGGAGAAAAGCCGGAACCAGCCGGCGGTGCCGTTGACGAGCACGGTGCCGGGGGAGATCGTAGCGGCGGTGGCGCTGCCGGCGGAGGCCGCGGCGAAGGCGGGCGTGGAGAGGCCGAGGGTGACGAGGTGGTCGCCGGTGGCGGCGACATCGGGGCCGGCGGGCTGCGCGCCCGAATAGATGCGGAGCGTGCCGCCGGCGAGGAGCGCGGTGGCGAGGTCGAGCTGCGCGTCTCGCGTGCTGATGGCGGTGCGGGTGGCCATGGCGGGGATTTTTATGAGGGGCCCACGGAATACACGGAATACACGGAAAGTTAGGTGGGCTCGATGCCGGTGATCGCGCCGTTGGCATCGGTCAGGATCTTTTTGGCGCCGCCGGATTGGCTTTGGGAGACTTGGATGGAGTCTTTTTCTAGGCGGGAATCCACGGTGACGTTAACGGCGGCGGGGGCCACCGTGACTTGCGGCGCGGCGAAGGACATCGCGGGGAGCGTGATGTGGAAGGTGGGGGCGGCGGCGGCGGGCGCGGGCGCAGCGGCCAGCGCGGGTGCGGCGGCGGCGGCGGGCGAGGCGAGGGGCGCGGACGGACGGGGAGCGACTGAGGCGGGGATGTGCGGGCGGAGCGCGGCGAGCACGGCGGGCAGGCCGGTGACGATCTGATCGGCGAGGCCGAGCTCCACGGCTTGCTCGCCGTCGAACCATTGGCCTTGCATCGTCTCGGGGGCGATGGCGCCGCGGCGCTCCAGGACGAAATCAACGAACATGTCGTTGGAGCGGTCGGTGGTCGCTTGGAGGTAGGCGCGCTGGGGATCGGTGAGCGGGTTGCCGTCGAGGCCCATGCCTTTATACGCGCCGGCGGCGAAGAGCTCGAGCTTGATGCCGGCGGCTTTGAGCTGCTCGGTGCGGTCGTAGAGCGCGATGTAGGTGCCGATGCAGCCGAGCGTGGCGGACCGGGTGGTGAGGATGATGTCGCACGCGGCGGCGAGGCGGTAGCCGTTGGAGCAGGCTTGATCGCCGACGTAGGCGATGGTGGCCTTGATCTGGCCGAGGGCGGCGATCTGCTCGGCGACTTCCGGCATACCGGCCGAGGATCCGCCGGGGCTGTTGAAATCAAAAACAACGGCGGCGACATCCTCGCGCTCGGCGAGCTCATCGAGGGCGACCGCAAGCGCATCGGTGCTCATGAGGCCGTAATACCAGCAGGTCATGGCGTCGTAACCTTTGACGATGGGGCCGCGCACGGGGACGTGGGCGATGCCATCGGCGACGGAGTAAAGGGGCTTTTCCCAGGGCATCATGCCCTCGTCATCATCGGCGTCGTGCATCATGCCGGCGGTGGGCGCGGGCATGGAGAGGGCGAGCACCGTGGCGAAGTGCTCGGCCGAGCGCATCGAGACGGGGTTGCAGAGGAGATCGGCGACGATGCGCTGGGCGTGGGCGGGTTTCATGGTGATTTTTGGCGGGAGTTGTAGGCGCGGATAACTCAGGCGGCTTCGGGCTGGGCGCGGAGGCGGGCGAGGTAGGCGCTGGCCTGGGCGGGATCGCGGAGGAGATCGGCGAGCGCGGCGTTGGCCTGCGTGGGATCCGTGGGGAGCGTATCGGTCCCGCTACTACCGGCGGAGAATTGCGGCTGAATCTGCGGGTTGCGCCACTGGGCGAGGTCGGCCCAATCGAGGCCGCGGGCGGCGAGGCCGCTCTTCACGTAGGCGAGCTCGTCGAGCCACTTGTCGGTGTGGGTCTCAAAATCCTGCCCCTGCCAGCCGAGCAGGCGGGAGTAGGTGATGACGCCCATTTTTAACTGATCAAGGTGGAGCTGGCCTTCGCGGCCGAAGTCGACGGTGAGGCGGGGCGGGGTGATCCAGTTGCAGTTCCACCACTCGGCGTCTTGGCACTTGGGCAGGCGGCCGGCCTTGAGGCTCTTGGCGATAAAGTACGTCCAGACGCGTTGGCAGTACAGGCGGACGAGATCGGCTTGCTGCTCCTCGATCCAGCCTTGGGCATCGGCGAGGACGAAGCGGGTGTTTGCCCCGCCGAGGGCGGCAATGTTCCAAAGCAGCTCGGGCGAGACGCCGACGCCCCACGCGATGTCGCGGATCAGGAATTCGAGGAGGGTGAGCTGGTTGGGGTGCGGGTGGCTGGCGCTGTTGAACTTGAGGGACTCGCCGGGCTTGAGGTCGGGGATCTGGCCGCCGCCGTAGACTTTCTCGAGGGTGACGTTTTGGGTGTCGGAGACGGCGACGGTCTCCGTGACGCCGGAGCCGAGCGATTCGAACTTGCCGGCGTTGGTCGTGCCGGCGGCTTTCTCGATCCAATAGCCGTATTGGTTGCTGAGCTTAACGCCGCTCTTGATGTAGCCGGTGATCTCGGCGGTATCGAGCAGGTTGTTGATGGCGTGGGCGAGGACGGTGAGGCCGCGGGACTGGCCGGCGCGCTCGTAGTCGGCGAAGAAGATGACGTCGCGGGCGGCGACATCGGTGAACTTGTTTTCGTCGCCGAGGTAGCGGTATTGGATGGCGGCGTTTTGCGCGTCGTGGCGGACGCCGTCGCGCCAGAGGCTTTGGTCAAAGTTAAAACCGGAGCCGGCGCCGGAGAAGGTGGCGTTGCCGATCTGGTGGGACTCGTAGAAGGCGAGGCGACCGAGGCCGGCGGCGCTCTCGGTGAGGACGGCGGAGGCGTCGCCATCGCGGAAGCGGAAGCGCATGAGAGCCTGCTGCGATTTGTAAAAATCGTACCGGCCGCCGACGTCGAAGACGAAGGGCGACTCGGCGCGCTGGGCAAATTCTTTTTCGGCGAGAGCGTTCCACGCTTTGTCCTTGGTGGCGGCTTGCGGGGCGAGGCCGGTGCCGGCGACCATGCGGGCGAGGCCGTTGATGACGCGCTTGGCAATGCCGTGGTTGGCGTAGAGAAAGCGGGCTTTGCGCAGCAGCTCGGTGCGGGTGTAGCTGCTGATCTCGCGGCGGGTATCGAGCTCGGGAAAATAGACGTAGCCGCGATTGCGGGAATTGGCCGCGCCTTGGTGGCCGTTGGTGTAGCCGGTGCCGTTGTTGAAGCCGGGGCCGAGGCCGGCGCTGGGCGCGGGGATGGACGGGGTGAGCGCGGTGAGGGCGCGGGCGGCGGCGCGGCGGTGGTGGCGGGAGCGGGACATGGTGAGGGCGGATCAGGTTTCCAAAAATCCGGCGGAGAAATCGGCGAGGCGGGACGGGGCGGGGCCGGCCGGGGTGCCGGTGGGGTCGAGCTCCAGGATGAGGCCCTCGATGGCGGTGAGGTAGGCCATGGGCTCAAAGGTGAGCGCGCCGGATGCCTGGCCGCCTTCGAAGCCTTGGCCGGTGATCGTGACGGACTCGAAGGCGCCGCCGGTGGTGGCCACGGTATCGGCGAGGCGGCGCAGGCCGTCGACATCGCCCGTGTATTTGCGGCGAAGGTAGCGGGTCGCGGTCGCGATGCGGGCAGCGGAGTCCATAAACGCGGGCGCGGTGTCAATCGCCGGGGGTTTTTAACCACGGATGGACACGGAGGGACACGGATGCCGGAGAAGGCCCACGGAACACACGGAACACACGGAAGGGGGAAACGGGAAAGCCCGGCGGTGAGGCCGGGCTTTCGAGAGGTGCGGACGAACTTTGCGGCGGGCACCTGCCGACCGAATGATCTGCGCTGGCTTGTTCCCAGGACCGCGCCCCCTCCAGCGCACGGCAGGCGTCGGCCGCTATGTCAGGGGGACGGTCGTGGGTTGGCGGGTGTCAATCGCGGGGCGGGTTTTTCGGGATTTAATACGGGACGTCGGCGGGCTCGGGGGCGGCGGGCGCGGGGGTGGGATCGGTGGCGGGCTTGGGCTTGTCGCCGATGAACTCGACGTCGTCGACGGCGACGGTGATCGCAGCGGACGTGGTGCCGTCTTGCTTTTGAAAGAGGCGGACATCGGGCGAGCCGGTGAGGAGGACGCGGGTGCCTTTGAGCAGATAGGGCGCGAGCTTGGCGGCGCGGTCGCCCCAGAGGCTGCAATCATACCAGAGCGTTTTCTCGGCCTCGCCCCAGCCGGTGCGGACGGCGAGAGAAAAGTTGAGGACGTCGCGCGGGCCTTTGGGCAGCGTGACGGTGCGGAGGACGGCTTGGCGGCCGAGGTGGCCGGTGAGGGTGATGTGGTTCATGGAGTGGTGGGGTTGGCTTTGGCTTTCTCGGCTTCGGTGCGGCGGGCGAGCCATTGGGCGCGGACGCGGGGGAGCTGCAGCTCGAGGGAGATGCGGGCGGTCTTGAGGGCGTCGCCGAAATCGTTGTGCGTGCCGGGGACGCGCTCCCATTCGCCTTCTTCGTTGAGGCGCTCGCCTTGGAGCTCGGTTTCGAATTGGGCGAGGAGTTTGTCGCGCTCGACGCCGGGGGTGCGGATGAGGGGCTGGAGCTGGCGGGCCTCGGGATCGTAGCCATCGGCGAGGCAGCGCTTGATCTCGCGGGCGCGGGCGATGGAGCCGAGGTAAAGGCGGCGTTTCCACGCGTCGTCGTGGTACATGTAGATCGTGAGCGTCTGGAGGCGCCACTCGATCTGGCGGGACCAGGTGGGCGTGACGAGGGCGGCGCCGCCGCGGCCGTAGCTGGCGAAGTAGCGGCCGGCAGATTCGTAGTGCAGCTCGTAGACCTCATCCTTGCGATGGCCGCCGGCGTCGACGAGGCCGCCGAGGCTGTGGTAGGTCTCGCAGTCGCCCTCGGGCGGGAAGTAGCCGAGGGGCGTGGAGAGGAGGGCGATGAGCTCGGGCTTGGAGGTGGCGATGCCCCACGAGACGACGGCGATCTCGGCGTAGTGTTGGCCGGTAGAATCAAGGCGGGCGGCGACGGTGACGTGTTTCCAGTAGGCGTCTTGGGTGTCGGCGCTGGTCACGATGATGTCGGGGCGGAAAGGGATGGTGCCGCGGCGGTAGGGCGCGCGGAGCTCGAGGATGTGTTCCTCGCCGATCTCGGCGGCTTTCTCGCGGGCGGGGAGGCCGAAGTGTTCGTTGAGGGCGGTCTTGACGCGGGAGGGATCGGACTGCGCGCCGATCCAGATTCGGGCGAAGATGCCCCACGTCATGTCGGCGTCGAGCGAGTGGAGGTCGGAGATGTGGCGGGAGCGTTTGCGGGGGATGGGGCGGGGATTGGTGGGAAGCCAGCGGGCGGAGAGGGTCATGGCCTGCTTGCAGGTGAAGGCGCGGCCGGAGGCGTGGGCCTCGCGCACCTCGTCGCTCATGAAGGGGAGGGACTCGGGGGGAAGCGGGGCGTCTTGCTGGATCCGGCAGCCGGACACGCAGAGATAAACGGTGTCGCGCTCGATGGCGGGGAGATCCCACGAGCCGTCGAGGAGCTTGGCGGTGGAGAAATCGAGACGGCCGAGGGGCGCGCCGGAATAGGTGAGGCGGGGCGAGAGCGGAGGCTGGCCGGGGCGGAGGGGCTTGTCGATGCGGAGCTGGTCGATGAGGGAGCGGCCGTCGACGGTGAGCTCCTGGTAAGTGCCGCAGTGGGGGCAGGGGACGAGGTTGACGGAGAGAGTGCCGGTGACGACTTCGCAATGGTGAGCGGAGCCCCAGCGGACGGGCTTCGACATGGAGAGCAGGCGCGCGCCGTCGACGCCGCGGATGCGGGAACGGCCGAGGTCATGGAGGGTGCCGACGCCGTCGATCTCGTTGACCACTTCGACCTCGTCGAGAATCACGAGGCGGTTGCCGTGCTGGCGGAAAGCGCCCTCGGTGTAGGAGCCGGTGACGCGGATCACCATGTTGCGCAGGCGGACGACGCGGGCGGTGATGTCGTTGTCATCGGTATCCTCGCGGGCGAAGTGCCGGCGGAGGGTGGGGATGAGGCGCTCGCGGTTGACGTCGGTGGCGGCCTTGGCGGAGTCGAGGGCGAGGTGCACGGGGCCGGGCGCGTGGTCCGGCATGAAGCGGATGATGCAGAGCGCGGCCTCGGTGAAGCCGGAGCGCGAGCACTTGATCACGTGATCTTCGCGCCACGCGGGATCCGTAAAGGTCTCGGTGAACTGGCGGACCCACGGGGTGCGGGCGGAGTTGTAAGGACCGCCGCGGCCGGTGCCGGCGCCGTGGAGCGTGACGTTTTTATCCGCCCAGCGCCAGACGGAGATGGTGGCGACGAGGGCGCGGAAGGCGGGGAGGAAGCACTCGGTGATGAGCCAGGCGCGCAGGCCGAGACCGGAGAGGGCGCGGGGCGCGAGGACGGGGATGGCGTGGCGCGTGGGCGCGGCGGCGATGGGCGCCGGGACGCGCGCGGGCGCGGGCGCGTGCGAGGGCGGGAGGTCGAGGAGGAGGGGTTGGGAGACGGAGGACATGGGGCGCGGGGCGCGGATCAGGCCGCAGCCGCCGCGGGCGCGGGCAAGGTCTCGGTGCAGAGGCGGGACTCGCGCAGGTGGCGAAACCAGTTGTCGACGAACTCCGTAGCGCGGGCGCGTTCGATGCCGAAGCGGTCGGCGAGATCGGTGATGAGGGAGCCGGCGAGGTTTTCGAAGAGCGGGGCGAGCTCGTCGCGGACGGCGCCGCGGGGGAGGAGGTCGCCGTTTTTTAGCTGGGACTCGGTGAGGGTCTTCTGGAGCTGGTGAAGGCGCTCGAGGCACTTGTCGACGCGGCCGGCGCGGAGGGTGAGCGTGGACTCGTCGGTCGCGGGCGAACAGATGGCGTTCTCATAATCGCGCTGGAGCACGCTGAGGACGCGCTGCTGGCGGAGGATCGCCGAGGGCAGATCGAGGGCCTCGACGCTTTCAAAGTCGGTGATCGTGGCGCGAGCCTGGGCGACGGCCGGGCCGGCGGGCGGTAGGGCGGCGAGGGCCGGAGCGGTGGGCGCGGCGGGCGTGCGGCGGGAGATCGCATCGGCGCGGGCCGTGAGGAGCGCAGTAG